GAGTAGTATCTTACGGCGTTCCTTGTTGATTCAAAATCATGAGGACCATCATAAAAAAATAAATCAATATCTGATATTTTGGACAAGTTAACTTTGAACATATCTGAGTTAGATATAAAGACTTTATTTTCTCCCTTATACTGAGCAATATTATCTTTAAACTCTTTTAATGTATTTGTTTGTGGGGTACTAATATCTTCTCTCACGGCCTGTGGGGCTTCCAGCCAAATATCTACAAAGTATGCATGTAATCTATTGCCCATTAATGCAGCAGCGGCTGTAGAGCCCTGATAGGAGCCAATCTCAAGGTATTTAGAGGAAGACTTAGCAAGTCCATTAATTAAAGATTGAACTCTAGTTGCAGTAAGTCCAGGTATATTGATTTCAATTGTATTATTTACTGAGTCGACTAATTGCTGTGCAACAATAGCAACCTTTGGATTTATATGATTGCCATACTTGGCAGCCATTATCTTGTCACAATAACCACAATCCCAGCAATCAAATTTACAATTTTTGATCTTATTACGCCAGATGGTAATTGGTTTGTCAACCATATTAGTCTCTTCAATAAAATCATTAAAGCTGTCAAATAGAATTTCTTCATTATTGGCATACCTCCTGATAATATCCATAGTCTCTTTGAGCCTTGTATGTGACTCTCTACCATGCATCTTAATAACATCAATACCTAGGTCATCAATAAACTCTTGCCAGTCCTCCCGCCAAGGTGGGAAATTAGCTGTCTTTAGAGATACTGCAAAATCTTCATGGTCCCATTTTGGGCAAGAAACTCGGCTTATTGGATCATTAAAATATTGAGGTCCATCTGTTCTGGTGTTATTAAACTGATAGTGCTCATCCATCATTATACACCCGCCATAGCACCCCTCGTTGGCCAATAGGGATAGCTTTACGCCGTACTGCTGCTTGGCTTTTTTAAAACGCTTAAGCTTTTCATGGTCACGCATTAAATCACGGTCTAAGTTAATATAGTCAAAGCCAGCCTTAGCCAGCTTCTCAATATCTCTAGGTTCTGATACGTTTCTAAGAATTGTGTTTTTTACAAATAGGTCTGGGAAAGCTTTTTTAATTTGGCCTGTGGCCATCCAGTGAGTATGTGGTATGGTTGCAGATCTAACCCCTGCTTCGTAAACGGGAGTAAATGATTGAACAAATAAATCTAAATTTTGCTGGGATGGTCTTACTTCTGTATTATTAAAAACTGCTGAAGCTAAGACTCCAGTCTCGGACTGGATGTATAGCGCTAGATTAATTAGGTAGTCATAGTCTTCTTCTTGACCCTCAAATATGTCGCCCATTGCATCTTGAGTAAATGGAGGAATTCTACATGTAAAATAAAAATCGTAAATGTATTGCTTATATTCTTTTAAAAACTGAATAAATTCAGCCATCTGCTTTTCATTTAACTTAGGGTTTAATGGAACGCTAAACATTTTCCTACAAATCTATTTTGGCCTGCGCTTCAGGAATATGGGCAATTCCGAATCTATTTGATATTAGTATACCAGTCTCGTGCCAATCTTGGCAAGACCTTATTTCTGACACGATCTTATCTTTATCTTCTGCAAGCTGTACTTCAGACTTCCATTCGCCGCCCCTTAGTTCTTCAGGCGTAGATTTTGAAATTAAAAACTTATTCTCATAATACTTGTCAAGCAAAAAGTACATTACCGCTTTATGAAAAAGGCATCCATTTTCTTTATCCTTTTCCGATAAAGTATATTTAAACTTGTCTTTATGCGGCTCTAGCAAAGATATATCTAATTGATCATAAGAGTTAGTATTTTCTCTAACGCTTATTTCTCCTTTATATTTTCCAGCAAACTTCCAGGCATATGCAACATCCTTTGATACTATTACTGATGCTGGTATCTTTATGTATGGTATTAGACTTTCTTCTATTTCTCCCACCAAAACATTGCCCCATACACCGACCTCTTTTATATATGGGGCATTGTCTTCTGGGCTAAATAGTAAATATATCATTCAATCTCTTCCCATAAAGCAGGATCAGAGTCAGACAATTCTAGTCTTTTTCTAGTTTCTATTTGAAGTGCATCTAGGTGTTTATTTGTCTCAATTGCTTTTGATACTGCTGTCTCAAGAGCTATTTCTCTAACCTCTTTTGGAAGCTGATCAATTGCTTCCATGTTTCCGCCATTTACTCTTCCGTAAAACATAAGGTCATAAGCTGCTTGTGCGCCAAGTCTTACGCCCCAAAGCTCTGCTTCAAGACGCTCTTCTTCTTCGTAGTCGCCAATTATGTCCATAATACGTCTGCCGTCTGGAAGCTTGCCATCTTCAGAGTTATTAAATTTTTCTATTAGCATCATGTACTTGTCTCTTTCTTCGTACACCAAGCTAACATTATTTTTTTGATTGAGCAGAGTTCTTTCTTTTTCTTTAATATTTAGCTCATGAATCTTAATCTCTACTGGTGAGGTTGCAAGGCTAATTCTTTCTTTTTCAAGTTCAATTTCTAGTTTAATTCTTTCTATCTTTAGCTCTTGTTCAACAATCATATTTTCTCTTGCGCCGAGCTCTAAGAGTAGTTGTCTTAATTTTCCAAATGGTGTAAATTGTGCACCGCCAACAAAGTTATCAATCTTAAACGTTGGTACGCCCCAGTGTCTATTTGTTGCATAAAGAAGAATATCTTTTTGTGATTTTGTGTAGCCCGAAACATCCGATGTTAAATCGTTTATATATCTCATTTTTATTACCTATCTATTAAGAACGTTGTGCTGAGTAGGCAGAACTTCTGCCTGGAACTCCTTTAGATTGCATTGAGCTGCCGCCTTCATAACCAGAATCTGTTGCATAATTAAATCTCCAGGATCTGTTGTTTTGCTCTCCATTATAGTTGCCGAGCATGTACTGCCAATTTTGTCCCATATCAAAATCTTCTTCTCCACAATTTCCAATTGGCTTTGATACGTTTCCTACATTTGTCTCTGTAGCAATGCTAAATCTTCTTAGGTTATATCCACCATTATAACTGCCCTCATTGCCAGCATACACGTAGTTTAGCTTTGAAGAAATTGCTTTTTGCTGTCCATGTGCGCCATTCATGCTTGAGTTTCTGTTGCAAAAGTAAGCTTAAGCCCATTGTCATCGCCGTAGTGATATCCTTTTGTTTCATGATAAAAAGCTGACATTGTCTGGCTGTTATTTCCATAGGCTGCGCCAATTGAGCTTAGCCACGACTGTGTTGCAAAATTAAATCTCATAAGTGCTGCATTTCCATCAGCAGGTTTACCCCATGCAGCTTCTTGTTCTTTATGCATAATAGTTCCAGCATTTCCAACGTTATATGGGGCAGATGGCCCAACTACAGAAACATTTGTTCTCATATTGTATTTATTTACTCTGCTGTCATTTCCGCCAACGCCATTATTTGCCTTAAGCACATAAGCAAAAGTATCATCGCACATGCCGCCTGGGTATGCTGTAGAATTATTTAAAGGTCCGCCCAAATCAATTGTTGTATCTGTTGAGTGTGTTACTTCATTAACACTTGTCCATGGCTGACTATTTCTGTAACCAGCAAGAACGTAACCCTTTGTAATAATCTGTCTTAAAAAGAAGGATTTTGTTCCTGATGCAGTTGCATATCGTGCTGGTGGAAACGGCATTTAGATCTCCACATTATACTTTAATGTAATTGATTCTATCCCAAGGACTGGCCAGGTTATATTAAATGGGTCTGCCTGATCTGTTAGATCTCTTAATGCTTGTCTATAATCAACTATCTTTTGCTGATCTGCTGCAGAGAATGAATTAAATAAATCTGATGTCATTAAATAATCTGTTGAATTTAAAGTGTTATCTCTGTGATACCTAACCTCTGAAACTCTTGCTTCTTTTGCTGCTGCTTTTTCTGCAACTGACAAATCAACAACAGAGTATTGTCCTACAACTCTTGTTGCGTTAAAAAATCTAGAAAACTCTAACTTTTCTGTTGCCTTATTATATTCTGGCAACTCTGTATTATCTTCAACAACGTACCATCCATCAAATCCCTCTAAAGAATCTTGAGTTATTGTTGCTGGAAAATGCGTTGAAGGATAAAGCTCTCTTAGAGATGCTTCATCTATAATTTGAGTAATCTGATCATCTATAACTTGTGCGTACATTATCTTGAGTCCTTCATTGCTAGAGTTCCACGCCAGTTTAAACCATTATCATATGTGATAAATGTTATAACATCAATTCCACCTGATGTTAAAGCTGGTGCTGTTGCGGATGG